AAGGTCAGAGAGAACCTTCTCTCTCGTGCCTTTCCATCCCATCATCTTGAGCGTGCTGTACGCAGTCGGGCCTTTGCTCTTGCTCATGCCGAGCAGTTCGAGCTTGAGCATCTGTCGCAGGGTTAAGAGGCGAGCCGCCTCGATCTGGTGTCCGGTCAGTGTTGTCATGGCTTGCTCACTTTCACAGTAGCTTCGCGGGATTGAGTCTCGATCACCTCAGAGATAAAGACTTGGTGGTTCACGTTAGAGGTCTCGTTCATCCAAGCACGAGCCACGTTGTGTGCGTGTTCCAGACACTGAACAGGGGTGGACTTCACGATGTGGTCCTGCCCCCACTTGTGTTGTGAGGCGTCGATCAGAGTGACGATGTGTGTGGTTTTCATTCACTTCTCCAGTTTCAGATGCCGCCCGTTCAGGGTAGGCTCGGCTGTGTGGGCGGCGTAGCACAGCCAAGTCAGAGAGATTTCTCTCTCGTTTATTTAATGAGGTTCTTCAGCGTCTGTGCCAGAGGTTGCCTGTCCATGTGTGCACACAGTCGCTTTTGTTTCTCCGCTAGGTCTGCGGCCAGTGCCTTTGCTATGGGCGGTGATGTCATGTCTGCCGGGGACAGGTGCTCTGCCTTTGCTGGTTTGGACGCTCGCAAGACACTGCCTCTGCTCTTGGGTGGCTTGCTCTTGACGGATGCCACTGTCTCCTTGTCATCGTCAGGTTGCATCAGGTCAGGCACCATCTGCGCCCAGTGGTTTGGCACATGGGCGTTATCAGGCAGGGCGTTTACTCGTTTGATTGCCTCACGCAACAGCCACTCTTTGCGTGTGAGCTTCTCGTTCTCGGGGTCATCGTCCAGCCTCTCGATGGTTGTCTCCAGTGTTGCCCGTGTGTAGCGTAGTAGTCTTGCCTTGCGTTTGAGGGACAGGCTGATCGGGCTTGTGCGCTGGAAGGGTTGCTTGAACTTGGCCCGGTCACGGGCAGGGACTTCATCAGCGGCCACACGGAACGCTTCTTTGGTACGCGCAGGCACAAAGTCTGTCCAGTGCGAGTGCTCAGGCAGTTCGAGGTCGATGTGCCGCTGTTTCGCCAGCTTCTCATACAGCTTAGTGAGCACCGCGAAGTAGGCGGTCACGAACTCGTCACGCTCAGGCGCTGGGGTCTTGGTCTTGTAGCGCGTCATGCTCCGCACAATCCGGCGCTCGTGTTGCAAGGCTTCGAGCACCTCGCCCCACTGTTTGTCCAGCTCCTTGCGCTGGCGCTTGGCAATGCTCTGGGCACTGCGTTGTTGCTTCAGGTGTGCGAGGGTCAACTCGACTGTCGCCGGGGTTTGGCCCTCACTGAACAGCTTGGCGCGTATCTCACGATAGGCCCAGCCTGCGTATTTGCGGTGAAGATCGGTCATGGTTGCTCCTTTGTTGACGAGATGCTCGCATTGTAGCTGAGATTACTTCGATGAAATCAAACATAAACAGAAAACTGTCCGCCATTATTTCGGGTGGACGCAAAAAAAGACACCATCAAACCCGCATGGTTGCTGGGCTTGATAAGTTCTTGTCCCTTCTGGTAGTGTTTTTTGTGGGGACTCAACGCCTGAACTTGAAAACAAGTTTTGAAAAGAGCAGGGCAACTTGTATGAAAACAATTCTTCTTATCTATATCTTATTTAATATATATATATAGAGGGGACAAGAAAAGACAAACGCCTTTATAAATCAACGACTTACGCTGTCTTTTCTTGCGTCCACGCGATGGAGGGATGGACAGTCCCAAAAATGAGTACTTTAGAGAGAACTCTCTCTCTCAAAAGCCGGGCAGTGCCTGCTGCTGGCGGATGCTGACCTCATGCCACAGTTGGGAGACTGAGGCACAGGGGATGCTGATGGTTGTGCCGACCTTGCTCACAAGGTAGATGGCGTAAGTGGTGTCACGCTTGCCTCGTGGGTAGTAGGTCTGAGCGCACCAGAGTGCGCCTGCTTGGTCACGCCATTGGGTGATGGTCTCGATGGCTGGGGTTGTAGTGTTACGCATGGAAGTTTCTCCTTAGTTGTCGAAGCGGCGGAAGGTCAGGCGATGTGCCCACTCACGACCTGTGTCGTAGGCGTGTTGCAGGCTGTTGTCTGCAAAGTGTGTGGTGAAGGACAAGCGGAACTCGGCCATGCCGAGCAGGAATACGCGAAGGTTGTTCATGGAAGTTTCTCCAAAGGACACGCATGGCTAGTGCGTTTGACACGGGAAGGAACAACGGGCCAGCCACGCCCGTTGAGCTTTCTAAATAACTTCTGGTAATAACGCCGCCAAAATCACTTGGCAACGGCACGCAAAGCGGCGATGGCGTCAGCGGCGCTCTCGAAGTTGGCAAGGTAGGCTTCAGCGGCCGCACGCAGGTCTTTGCTCAGGCGCATTGCCTTGGCGGGTGCGGCGTCTTTTGGCTCAGGGCGAATCACCATGTAACGGAAGTCGCTCGAAGCACGGTCGATGGCCTTGACGTGCTCGGGCTTTGCGCCAGCGCCTTTGCCCTCAGAGAGAATTCTCTCTGCACCCTTCACGCCTTGGCCCTCAAGGTGGCCAAGCATCCAACGCTGGCGAAGGTCTTTGCGTTGCTCAGGTGTGCCCTCAAGATAGGCCGCATGGAAAGGGTCAGCGGCTTCACGGACTTTGCGTGCGGTATTGCCGATGTTGAAAGCGAATTGTTGAATTGAGAGTTTCATGGAAGTTTCTCCGTTGGGTTGATGCCGTTTGGGGCCAGTCCCCATTCGACAAACCCTAGTTTCCGGCAACCCCCATTCGATAGCCCTCGATACCCCCATTTTCGAGGCAAAAAGGCCACTTCCCGGACCCCACCGTACCCCTATGGGCCTATATTGGAGCTGGGCACGGCTTCGTAGTACAACACTGTTCCTCTCCCGCTCCCACTACTTCTGTAATACCTAATTACTATTTTAAAAATCCCAACACAGCTTTGTCTAAACTTTGACAACACACCCCAGCCCAAAAATTTTTTAAAAAATTTTGAAAAAACTCGGGTACACTTGGGCCATCATGAAAGCAACCGCTCTTCCTCGACCGATTCAAACTGGGTGTAATGTCAGCCCGGTAGACGGCCGCCCTTGGAAGGCGGAGGCCGCAGGTTCAAATCCTGCCACCCAGACCAATTCAAATACGCGATCCAATACGTCAAACGCGACGTATTGATCCCCACCACGCGGGGATGCGGCGCAGAAGGTGAGGCGCGGCAGACTGTAAATCTGTTGCTCAAAAGGCAAGTTGGTTCGAATCCAACCATCCCCACCATCAATCCCCCAAAGTTTTTCCTCGATAGCTCAGTCGGTAGAGCGCAGCACTGTTAATGCTGATGTCCGTGGTTCGAGCCCACGTCGGGGAGCCATAAAAAAACCCCCCGTGTTGCCAAGGGGGGTTAAGGGGTCGCTTGACCCAAGGAGAAGCAATGAACCAACCGAAGTTGCATCAAAGCCGAATGTGAGTATATACTTCGCGCATCGGGACAGCAACCCGCAACTCTTTGGAGGGTCAGGCAACCGCAGGTTGCTGGGCTTCCGTCAGGACAAATGTTAGATCACCTCATTGACTTCGACCCCGAAGTTCTCCCCAAGTCACAAGCGCCCGCCCCGGCGGAGAAGGTCACGCCCGCTGAGCACATCAACGGCAAGATCAGCACCAACGACTGGCTCAAGGAAATGGGTGTCCCTGACGCCGAGACCACGGTCTCCGAACTTGAAAAGCAGCAGGCCCGTCAAACTTTCTCGGCCCTGACAACCGCCTCCCCCATCACCACACAGCACGAAATGGTCTCCAAGATCGAGACGCCTGCGGCCGTGCGCCATCTGGTGGGGATGCTGACGGCCTACGACTGGGAGTTTGTGCACCAAGCCAAAGAGCTGCGCGGCTACGCGGTGGCCAAGCTGCTCGAAGAGTGCGAGAGCCCCAACCCCAACATCCGCCTCAAAGCGCTTGGCCTTTTGGGCAAGGTCACCGAAGTGGGTCTGTTCACAGAGAAGATCGAGGTCAAGAAGACCGACATGACAGAGGCCGAGATCGACCAGCGCTTGAAAGAGAAGCTGGCCAAGTTCATGGATGTCTCAGACGCCGACGTGACGGACATCACAGAGATCACCGACGCCCAAACAACCACCATCCCCGATGACGCAGAACCCGCCACTGACGCCTGAGCAAGCCGCTGCGCTGTTCAAGAACCTCGGCAAGCTGACAGCGGCCGAGAAGTTAGAGGCGTTGGAGCTTTTGGACAAGGCGCAGGAGCACAAGCAGAAACACTTGGCCCGAACCGACATGATCGAGTTTGCCAAGAGCGTGTATCCGGGCTTCAAGATCGGGCCGCACCACAGGAAGCTGGCCAAAATCTTCTCGGAAGTGATCGCCGGGACCAAAAAGCGGGTCATCATCAACATTGCGCCGCGTATGGGTAAGTCTGAGTTCAGCTCGTACCTGTTCCCGGCGTTTTTCTTGGGCAACTTCCCCCAGAAGAAGATCATCATGGGCACGCACACGGCCGGTTTGTCGGAAGACTTCGGCCGACGCGTGCGAAATTTGCTGGCCGACGAGGATTACCATGGGCTTTTCCCCCAAACGCTGGTGGCAGACGACCAAAAGGCTGCCGGTAAATGGTCTACAAGCACTGGTGGTCAGTACTATGCTGCTGGTGTCGGCGGCGCTCTTGCTGGTCGTGGTGCTGACCTGTTCGTTATTGACGATCCTCACTCGGAGCAGGACGTCAAGGCCAACTCACGGCTGGCTTTCGACACTGCATGGTCTTGGTTCCAGACGGGGCCGCTCCAGCGACTGATGCCGGGCGGCGCGATCATCATTGTGATGACACGCTGGGGCAAGCTGGACCTGACTGGCCGTCTGATCGACTACCAAGCCAAGAACCCCGACGCTGAGCCATGGGAGATCGTGGAGCTTCCGGCCATTTTGAACGAGGGCACCGAGAACGAGAAGTCGCTCTGGCCCGAGCAGTGGCCACTGGCCACCCTGAAAGCTACCAAGGCGTCGATCGACCCCCAGTACTGGAACGCCCAGTACATGCAGCAGCCCACCAGCAACAGCGCGGCCATCATCTCGCGCAAGTCTTGGCGTATATGGCTGGGCGACGAGCCGCCACGGTGCGACTACATCATCCAGAGCTGGGACACGGCGTTCGAGACCAAGACCACGGCCGACTATTCCGCGTGCACAACGTGGGGGGTGTTCTACAACGAGGAAGAGGGCGACAAGGCGCAGGTGATCCTGCTCGATGCGTTCAAAGACCGGATGGCGTTCCCCGAACTCAAGGCGATTGCGCTCAAACACTACAAGGAGTGGTCGCCCGACGCGTTCATTGTGGAGAAGAAAGCCGCTGGTGCACCCCTGATCCAAGAGCTGCGGGCCACCGGCATCCCGGTCGAAGAGTTCAGCCCGAGCCGGGGTAACGATAAAATCGTGCGGCTGAACGCTGTGTCGGACCTTTTTGCGTCAGGTACGGTCTGGGCACCAGACACGCGCTGGGCCCGTGAGGTGATCGAGGAAGTCGCATCGTTTCCCAACGGCGAGAACGACGACTACGTTGACACCACATCGCAAGCGCTGTTACGCTTCCGAAAGGGTGGGTTTATACCCCTTGACTCGGACGAGCAAGAAGACCGGACATTTCGTCGCCGCAGAGCGGCGTACTACTAGGAACACACATGGCGACCAACATTGACAAAGCCCTTTTCCAGCAGCCCATGGGCATCGACGCCGCAGGCGACATGGAAGAGCCGATCGAGATTGAGATCGTGGACCCCGAAGCGGTGCACATCGACATGGGTGATGTGGAGATCGACATCGAAAAAGGCGAGCCCAGCATCGACGACTTCGACGCCAACTTGGCCGAGTACCTGTCCGAGGGCGAGCTGTCCTCCATGGTCAACGACCTTGACGGCGACATTGACAATGACCGCAACTCCCGCAAAGAGTGGGAGAAGGCCTACGTCACCGGCCTGAAACTGCTGGGCCTGCAGATCGAAGAGCGCACCGAGCCTTGGGACGGCGCGTCTGGCGTGTTCCACCCGATGATTACCGAGGCGGTTGTC